TAATAATTAAATTATTTGAGGCGGGACACAATCCCGCCTCATTTACACTGTAGAAAGAAAAAACCATGAATAAATACTTAGTTAAAATATTTACAAAATATCTTCAAACACAGTTTGAATTAGAAAGCGACAGAGAAATAAATACCGTTGACGAGCTACATAAACCTATCATTGACTTTCTAGGAAAATCTGATATAAAATGGGAACAAAATGATCTACAGTATTCAAGCACTGTAAATGATTTTTATATAACCTATGAGGAGGTTACAAATGGCTCAGGACAACATGGTATTGTTCGCCAAGAAACTGAAACTCGAATCTAGATGGAATGAGTTGTTTCTTGAAAACAAAGGACAAATAACGCCAGAAATGTCTGTTCTAGGTGATGAGATCAAAATAGTAATTAGATCAATCATCAGGAAACAGGAAGAAGAAGTCCATACAAATCCACTAGATGGTGAAGTTCACCTTTACGCTGGATAATTAGGACTTATAAATATCTAAAATCAATTATATTGCCTAGGGATATCTTGCACTATTTAATAATTTCGTATATAAAATAATTACTATACAAATTAATCAGAACATAGACGCGTATAGTCGACGGCCTAGAGACTATGTTCGATAACTAGGAGGATATAATTATGGCAAATACAACTTTTTCAGGACCAGTCCGATCGGAAAATGGTTTTGAATCAATTACAAAAAACGCTACTACAGGTGCAATTACAACTAATGCATCTTATGGCAAAACTATAACAGGTGGAGTTCAAGCTTTATCTGGAGCAGGTGCTGCTGATGTAACTAACTTAGTTACAGAATTAACTACAGCTGCTGGTGCTGCTGCAGTTACTTTAGCTAATGGTACAACTGTTGGTCAAATGAAAATCATTACTATGGTTGTTGACGGCGGTGGAACTGCAACAGTTACTCCAGCTACTTTTGCAAATGGAACTAGCATGGCTTTTGCTGATGTTAATGACACAGTATGTTTAGTTTGGGCTAGTACAATTGGTTGGGTCATTGTTTCTAACAATGGTGCAGTCGTAGCATAATAAATAATTAATGTGGGGCTTCGGCCCCACACAATTTTAACAGGAGAAAATTATGGCAGCTAAAGGTGATGTAAAAGCAGTAAGAGTTACAGCAACTGGATCTGTGTTTGCAGGAAGAACAAGACTTAGAGGAATTATTCTTTCTAATGCAACAGCAGGTGCAGGAACAATAACTTTACAAGATGAAACTGGAACACAATTTATTGGAGATTGTCCAGCAGGAGATGTGTTCTCTTTTAATCTTCCAGAAGATGGAATTTTATTTAAAGGTTTTATGACTGTAAATGCAATATCAGGTTTAACAGCAGCGACAATATTGTTAGACAAATAGGAGTTTAAATGGCAACTTCTGGAACAACAACTTTTGAAACAAGTTTTTATATTGATGATATAATTACTGAAGCTTATGAACGTTTAGGCAGATTTGATTATTCAGGTAATGATATAAAAACAGCAAGACGTTCTTTAAACATAATGTTTCAAGAATGGGCTAACAGAGGTTTGCATTTTTGGGAAGTTGGTAATAATTCTATTACATTAGTTTCTGGTCAATCCACTTATACAATGTATCGATCAACAGCTGATGGTACTTCAGATGCAACAGCAATCTATGGTGTTGATGATATATTAGAAGCAGTATACAGAAATTCATCTGGAGTAGATTTTCCATTAACAAAAATAAATAGATCAGCATATCAAGGTCTTTCAAATAAAACTCAAACAGGAGTACCTACACAATATTTCGTACAAAGATTTATTGATAAAGTTACAATCACTTTATATTTAACTCCCGGAAGCACTGAAGCCGGAAACCTGTTAAACTATTATTATGTTAGCAGGATTCAGGATGCAGGAGCCTATACAAATGAAGCAGATGTTCCATATCGATTTGTTCCTTGTATGGTATCAGGACTTGCATATTATTTATCACAAAAATTTAAACCAGAATTAGTTCAACAAATGAAATTACTTTATGAAGATGAATTAAAAAGAGCATTAGAAGAAGATGGTTCACCTTCAAGTTCTTTTATAACCCCAAAAACTTATTATCCAAATGTCTAATTTATCAAAAGGAAAATATGCACAATTTATTTCTGACCAATCAGGTCAAGCATTTCCATATCAAGAAATGGTTATACAATGGGATGGTCTAAGAGTACATATTTCTGAATTTGATCCAAAGCATCCACAACTAGAACCAAAACCAACTACTGCAGATGGACAAGGTTTGAGAAATGCTAGACCACAAATTTTTACTCAGGCATCAGGAGATGGTGGATTTATGACTGTAGATTTAACTTTACCTGCACCCTTTGCATTTGAATCAAACCGTGGTATGGTTCCTGATAATGGCTCTGCAGTAAATGCTAGAAGACAGGCAACTATTACATTAGGAAGAGTGACGGTAACAACATAATGACATACGCAGAACTAGTTCAAAAAATTAGAGACTATACAGAAGTAGATAGTAATGTTTTAACTGCTACGATTGTAGATGGTATAATTGAGAATGCAGAATTTAGAATATTTAGAGATGTAGATTCTGATAATAATAGAAGATATGCAACAGCTAATTTAGTTGCTTCACAAAGATTTATAGATACTCCTGATAATTTACTGGTGGTAAGGTCAGCTCAAATAGTTAATGGTGGGTCAGGTTCTACTAGAAACTTTTTAGAGTATAGAGATACTAGTTTTATGTCTGAGTATAACTCAACAGGAGTTACAGGAGAGCCAAAATATTATGGTATGTGGGATCAAAATACCATCGTTTTAGCTCCTACCCCGAACTCAACTTATGAAATTCAGTTAAATTATATCTTGAAAGATCCAGGTTTATCGAGTACAAATACAACTACATACATAAGTACGTATTTTCCCAATGGACTTTTGTATGCATGCTTAGTTGAAGCATTTAGTTTTCTAAAGGGACCAAATGACCTCTTGCAATTATATGAAGGAAAGTATAAACAAGTGGTAGAAGGCTTCTCAATAGAACAAATGGGAAGAAGACGACGTGATGAATATCAATCTGGTGTTCCTCGTGTCGGCGGAAAATAATATAAGGAGATATAAACTATGGCTATAACACAAGCACTTGCAAATTCTTTTAAAAAAGAATTATTGGAAGCTGATCATGACTTCACGCAAACGACTGGTGACAAGTTTAAAATCGCTCTTTATACTTCTTCAGCTACTCTAAACTCAGCAACTACTTCTTACACAACTGGTAATGAAGTTGGAGCATCTGGTCAATACGCAGCAGGTGGTGGAGCACTAGTTAATAACGGTACAGCAATTGGATCTGGAACAGGTGCAGGTGTTGCATACGTTGACTTTGCTGACAGATCATTTACTGGTGTAACTTTGACTGCTAGAGGAGCTTTAATCTATAACACTTCAGCAACTGTAGCTAATGCAGCTGTTGCAGCTTTAGATTTTGGAGCAGATAAAACAGCGACATCAGGAACTTTCACAATTCAGTTTCCAGCAGCTACAACTTCAGCAGCGATTCTTAGAATTTCTGGGTAATAGGCATAGGAGGTATTTCCTATGGCTAATGCTTGGGGTGAAGCGCTCTGGGGTCAAAACGCATGGGGCGAACAATCTGACGTAAACGAAATTTTAACAGGTGAAGCATTAACTTCTTCACTTGGTAATGAGACTATTACTGCCGATTGTAATGTAACTCCAACAGGAGTTCCTATAACTGCAACTGAAGGAACTATAACTGAAATAATTGCAGTTGAAGTTTTTCCTTCTGGACTTCCTTTTACAACAAATCTTGGAATAGCAGACGCTGGTCCAGATGCGATGGTGACAGGTTTAAATACTGCTACTGCATCTGTTGGAAGTGTTGAAGCTTATAACTTAGAAGGTTGGGGAAGATATTTCTATGGTCAATTTGTTTGGGGTGCAACAGGTGATTGGGCTCAAGCAGATTTAACAGGTATTGCATTATCAGCTAATTTAGGAAATGAAGTAATAACTGCAGATGCAAATGCAACTCCATCAGGAATTGCTATAACAGCTGCAGAAGGTATTGTTGATCCTTCTCCTGATGCAACAGTTACTGGTATTGGATTTAATGCTTCTTTAGCTGTAGGTACAGTCGTAGCAGGTTCTGCTAATGTAACTGTTACTGGAACAGGTTTTGCAGCAGGTCTTGGATTAGGTACTTTAAATGCAGAATCCTTCATAGATGTTACTGGAATAGCTATGTCAGCTAATCTTGGAAGCGTTACAACTAAAGGATTTGCTAATGTAACATTGACTGGATTTGGCTTGACAATGGCTTTAGGAACTAATAGAACTCTAATATGGAACCAGGTAAATACAGGTACAGCACCTACTTGGACAGAAGTTGACACCGCTGCATAAATTTTATAAAATATTATTATAAGGAATTTAAAAAATGGC